ATGCCCAAATTACCCCTGTTATTTCGGGTTTGAATATGAATATGAAAAACAATGAAAAAATGAGCGATGGAAAAATTGCTCAAAAAATTGAAACGATTTTTAAGTTACATAATTTTGATAAATTTTTGAATAATGTCGAATTTGAAAATGTCGTGCAAGACATTGTGTGTTTATGTGACTCGCTACGCTCGTCACATTGTGAGCCGACTAAAGTCGTCTCACATGATTTCAGTTTTTCTGATAAATCAAATTTGGAACAAATGTCAATTTTCGATTATCTGTCTAATGAGGCTAACGCTAATACTGTCCCTAAAGAATTAGAGGCTGACGCTATTAGTGTCAAACTTAATCAAGGAGATGAACTTTCTTTGTTTAATGGGAAAGTCGGCGTAGCCGACGTAAATGTAACTGAAAGAGTTTGTTCCGCCCCCGCCAACCACGGCGACTCGACCCACGCCCCAGCTAAAATATACGCTGTGGCTTCACCAGAGCCTCGTGAAGCCCTGTGTACTATCAAAGATGAGTGTCTTATCGTTTCAGGAAATAACACGCCTCACAGAGCCTCTCATGACCTCACACAAAATTCACCCCTGTCAAAATCTTCAGTTTCTGGCATTAAATCAGGGGAAAGACTGAGAAGACGCCCAGCTTCTATCTCTTCAGTTCCGTTCTCTACCCCTGTTAGGGCTGATAATCTTGAACTGAAGAAGAAACAAACTCGTGCAGACTATGCTGAAGCAACCAATCTTCTCAAGCAGCTTCAACCTTACCTTGGCAATTTTCAAACCACCAAACGCCTTGTGTCTAGTGCGAAAAACATGATTGAAATCTTCACCTCTGAAAAAATCTTTAACGCTTTGGCGGCTTATCTGAACGCTAAATGGGTTACCGACCCAAACATCTACAGCTTCTTATCTGAAGAAACCCTTGGTCGTTTTGCTACGATTGTTGAAAAGCCGAAACAAAATGAGTACGCCGATTACCCTGATAATCGAACTGATGTCCAAAAAGAAATTGACTATGAGCTTATTCAACAGGGCTTGATGCCGATGTATATGAGGGACAAGAAGCTGATGATGAAGTACGATATGCTCGACCTGTTCTACGACGAAAACGGTGAACAACACCGATATCGTAAATGGGGTACCCCTGAACACGACCAGTGGCTGGTGGAACACGCAAAAGAAAACCCATCGCTTTTGGATTATGACGAGTATGAAGAAATTGACGATGTGTGTTATGAGGCTCTGTCGGAAGACTTTAAGCGTGAGTATGACGAACGCAGAAAAGAAACTGACGATGCGAATAAGCATATAGCTGAACTACGAAAAAGGGCAGGGTTAGAAGTCTAAAATAGCTCTACATAATTATCAAAAATATGTTGTAATATGGACGGAAAAACCGAACAAAAACTATGGACGAAAAAGAGCGAATTAAAACATTAGTGAAATGGGAAAAAGATGACATTGAGTGGAATAAACGACTGATTTGTGTACTAGAAAAACACAAACGAAATGCGACAAATAAAGGTTGGGTCTCGGCAACACGCTTAATAAATGATATTATCGAAACAACAAACAAGTCGATACTCAAATCAAAAATGCGTATTCGACAAATATTAAAGGGTGAATAAACGAAATGGAAAGTGCGGTCAATGACAATGACAACAACAACATTGATGAGGTAAAAAATGTTGTTTTTACAAATCAACTAAATCAACAGCCAAGAAGGCGTAATAAATCACGCACTCGTGTCGAAAGGCAGATGGACAGTATTCGTGACCTATCTGCGAACGAGCGTGAGCAAATCCTTGATAAACTGATTGACGACTCTGTCGATGATGAGGTGGAAGCGAAAGCGAAAGCTGAACTTGTCAATCCATCTGATTACATGGAGGGGGCGTTACAAAGGATTAAAAATTGGGGTAAACCAGTAGGCTTATCTTCTGGCTACCATGCGGTAGATAACATGACGATGGGTTTTGCCCCAGGCGAGCTAACGATTGTAGCAGGCCCCACATCTCAGGGAAAAACTTTGTGGTGCTGTAATATCGCAGCCAACATGGTTAAAGATAAGCATAAAACTGTTTTCGTCACTCTTGAAATGACTAAGGAAGAATTGCTATCAAGGTTCTGGAATATCTTAGGGTATGGCTATGATGAGGTTGGGCAGAAACAAATGGCTGAGGCTTGTCAATATTTACGCTTCCAACAAATCGACCGTATGAACTGGCAAACAATACCATATTTAATCGAACAAGCTAAATCATGGGGGGCTGAGTGCGTGTTTATCGACCACCTGCACTACTTCGCCCGTGAGATGCACGATGTGGCAAATGAACTTGGTATTATTACCCAAGAGTTCAAACAGGCTGCCATTAAAAACCAACTTCCGATTATCTTAATCTCACATACAAGAAAAATTGAAAAGGGGAAATCTCATGCTGATATTAACGACTTGCGTGGCTCGTCTTATATCGCACAAGATGCAGACATTGTGTTAATGGTCTGGCAGGAACAAGGTGAACAAACAGAAGGTATTTATATTGGGCTAGATAAAAACCGTAATAGACTTAATTACAAAATCGGTTCATCTGTTAGGCACGATAAATGCGGACTCGTTATTATGGACTTAGATAAAAAAGGGGTAGAGGCTGCTGATAGAAACAGTGTGCCGTCTGCAAAGCCAAAAACATCTGGTTTTGTCTCTGCCAATCCTATTCCTACCCCTACCCCACGCCAACCTGCCCCAGCCTTACCGAAAAACGGTGAACCTGACCCATGGAATAAACCGTTATCTCAGCCTAAATTACCACCGATTAAAAAAGAACACCTTAATGGAGTAATCAAATTTTAATTGAAAGGAATATTATATGGAAAAAGAACAAGAACAACAACAAACTAAAGATGCAAAGCTAATATTTGAAGATGGCTCTGACTATGATTTTAACGCTGAAGATTTATCTAAAGCTCTTGCATACGCTAAATCAAAAGAGTGGCCACTCGTCGCTATCAAAACGCCGTGGTATTGGCTGTCTGTGCTTGATAAATCTGCTGAAACTGTGTTTGAAATCTTCAAATAAAGGTTTACTTTTTCTCTTATATTTGCTATAATTAAATCACTATCAAATAACGCAAAAAGTCAACGAAAGGAAAAGTCAATTATGCGTACAATGTTAAACCCAGGTTCCAGCCTGTCTAACCCTGCCGAGAGGTTTTTGAGGTGGAGTGGCAAAACTGAAATCTTCAAAGATAAAGAAACTGGAAAAATTGAATATGAAGGCGGATTTGTCTATTACGACGATAAAGACAACGATTATACAACTGTAAAACTCGCTATGCCTCTGGTCTTATACCCACTAGGTGAAGCTATGTCTATCTATGGTGGTGTATTCGATGCGGCGAATAAATCTGCTAACACCTTCTTAAACTCATCTGAATTTGCTTCATGGGATGAACCTATCACTGTTTATGAGCGTGGTGTTGGTGATGAACGGGGCGCTATCGTTGCCCGTGGTCTGTGGGAAGATATTAAAACTACTGTGAAAGCCCACAACGGCAAAGTCCGTACTAATTTATATGCCCTAACTGAACTTAATGGTGAACGGGTGATTGTCCGTTTTGAGGCTTCTGGCTCTGCATCTCGTGCCTTATCTGATATTAGGCGAAAGGCTGGGGCTTCGTTTTACAACTGCCCACTTATCATTAGTGGCGTTGAATACAAGGTCAATGGTTCTGTGCACTATGCAGCCCCTGTATTCACCCAAGGTGAAGCTTACGATGAGGCTACCATTGAAGGTTTGACCCCATACGCAACGACCATCTCTGAATATGGCAACGCACTTCGTGATAAAAATATGGCGAAAAATAGTCAAATGACGATTACCGATGAAACTTCTGATGAGGATTATGACAAAGCTGTCGCTCAAGATGGCGATACTGAGGTCATCCCAGAAGATGTCGACAAACCATTAGATTTATCTGATGTGCCATTTTAATAATAAATAAAAAATGGGAAAGGACTTCTCTATGTGCAGTGAAAATGAAATCTTACAGGCTATCAAAGACATTGAAGCTAAATCAGAGCGTAATAGGCTTTTAAGTATTGAATTAGATTTAACGCTTGATGATTTTATTGACGAAAATATAGAAGTCCTTGCCAGCACCATTGGTGGGCTAGATAAAGACACCCATGCCGTAGTAGCAAGTTATTATGACTTAAAAAAACAAATAGATGACGCTAACCTTGAGATTCTTATTGCCAAAGGGCAGATTGACGCTCTTTACAAAATGGCATATTCATCTCGCAAATATGAAAAGAAATGAGAAATTACCCCCCATGAGTGAGAAAGCCTACAACGACTATTTGAAGGAATTAGAAGCTATCAGGTCAAAACTTGCTAAAGAGTTGGCTGAGGTTTCTGATGCTCTTCAAACTTATATAGCCAGTCATGGGGGGATTGACAATATTTATGCTTCTGTCTGTTGCGATGTGATTAGCCACGGTCATAATTTTTATAATACCGGCATTGCCGATGGTATTAACTATATTGGGGCTAGCATCCTTGGTAATGTCACAGAAAGAAGAAGAATAAAAGTCGATATAATGCAAAAATTGGCGATTGTTGAGGAAAAGATTAAATATGTTAAACACAACAAAGAAAAAATCTTTGTTGAAAAAGCCCCAGGCTATGAATTATTAAGAGGAGAGTGATTTTTATATATTGTTATGAGTATTTGTCCTGTACATAAAAAGATGATGTACGCAACAAAGAGTTCAGCGATGAAAAGGCTTACTTACGAGCGTAAAGTATTAGGCTACCAAACTTGTTCGGTTTATTCTTGCAAACATTGTGGGGCGTGGCATCTCACTTCTGTTAATAAAAAACACCAGAATAGCCAACGAAGAAAAGTGAAAAATAAAGATGCCAATGCCAATAAACGGTGGAACTGGAAAATGGAGAAAAATAAATGCCAGAATTAAAATTAAGAGATTATCAAGAAGAGTGTGTCGATACTCTTTTCAAATATTGGGAAAAAGCCAAACGCCCGTGTGTATTAAGTCTTAGTACTGGGGCTGGGAAAAGTGTGGTGGTGTCTGAGATTATTAAGAGGGCAAACACTTCTGTTTTAATTCTTCAACCATCAAAAGAAATTCTTGAACAAAATTATGAAAAGTTATTAAAAACAGGCTTCCCTCAGGAACGAATTTCAATTTGTTCTGCTAGTGCTGGTGGCTGGTCAATTAACTCTCATGTCACTTTTGCAACGATTGGCACGATTGCTAAATGGGTTGAACATTGCCAACATATTCAATTAGTGATTATAGATGAGTGCGATTGTGTGACGAGCGACAGGGCTGACTCGCAATATATGAAGTTCTTAAATGCTCTGCCTGCTGACTGCCGTATTGTTGGCTTAACTGCCACTCCGTTTAGAAATGTTGTATTTGCAAAACGCTTTGAAGACCCTAAAATCTTCTGTCGTCCAATTACTCGTATTCATTGCCGTGACGGCGAAAAAACTAGACTTGGTGCATGGGTCTGGAATAAGATTATTTATCGTTGTAATATTGACTACTTACAAGAGAGAGGGTTTCTCTCTAAAACTCAATATCATGTGGCTGAAACGGACTGGTCGTTTGTGCGTGATGTGCCAGGTCGTATGGATTTTGACACGACTAACATGATGAAATGGGTCGATATTGAAGAGAACACCTCTCGCTTTACACAGGCTGTTAAGTGGTGCATGGACAATAATTTGAAGACGATTATCTTCTCGCCTAATGTTGATATGAATTACCGATTACAAAGAGTTATTGAAAAATTAGGTGGGGTGGCTGAGTGTATGGACTCTGATAATGATACAAAGTCGTCTCGTGAAATAAAGATGCAAATGTTTAGAGAAGGAAGATTTCAATTCCTCGTCAATGTCGGTATGGTAGGCCGTGGTGTTGATGTCCCTAGTGTTGACTGCGTTGTGCTGTGTCGTCCAACTAAAAGCCTTGCTCTCTATATGCAATTCATCGGAAGGGCTCTCCGTGTTGACCCTGATAACCCTGATAAACTAGCATATATCTTAGACCTAGCTGGCAATGTCGACCGCTTCGGTCATGTAGAAGATATTAAGATTGTCCCAGTTGAAAGCACTACCGACCATGGGTACAAATACACCAAAGATGTGATTGTTTATAAGCCAGGTAAAACAACTAAAATCTTAGACAAAATCTCCTAGGTTGCAAAGGTGAACCTTTCGTGATAGAATTGTATCTGATATGAAAAAACAAAACTCTAATACCCCCCAGAATACAGAAAAGAGGAAGACATTACATCGACATATTAAGGTCAGCCTTAAAGCTTATACTCGTCTAAGGCATCTATCCAAAGACACTAAATACCGTAGCCGAGGGATTGTCGGCGTGGTTGACGACTTAGTACTTGGTAAGTTTACCACGGTTGGTTCAGGTAATACGAATAATTTGCATCCGTTCTCTGTAAACAAAAAATCTTCATCAAAATGATGAAAAACTATTGACAAAAGGTGTACTTTTTAATATAATGAAAATACGAACATTAACAAATACTACTTGAAAATATGACCTTCGATTTTCATATGTTTTTCACTTTTTCTATTTCTGTATATAATCTCTACTTATATATATAAATAAATACTATCCTATCTATACAATACATCTGGAAAACACTTATGTAGTATTTAGAATAATGTTCTAGGGTGAGAGATGCTGGTGATAGTTCACTTTCGATACGGCATCTCTTCCCGTCCAAGTTTGCCCCTTAACAAAATAATATCTTTGGTTCAGATATGAGCCTGTGGTTCTCCGCATTTTAACTATAAATAGCTTTCCCTATTTATTGGATTTTACCCCTCTAGCCGTGTCATTAGGCGTTAATGAGGCATTGGTTATTTCATTTACCCACAGGCCCATACCTGCACCAAAAACACAATATCATAATAATTGGGTAAGTCAGGAGAAAAGGAAAGACAAAATGTCTATGGATTTGTCGGCGACGATAGCTTCTATCGCTGATACTGAAAAATCCTTGGCAAAACGGTTGGACGCTCTTAAAGAGGCTAATCCTGCTGTTTTTGCTGAGTTAGATAAAATCTCTAACGCACAGAAGGAGGTCGAAAAGCTCAAGGCTGGGTTAAAAAGCTACCTTGATGAAGAAAAAGACTACGATGTACATGAAGTCGGAAATGTCCGAGTTAGCGTCTCTCGAATTACCAAAATCGCAGTTGGGTCTATTGAAGAAGTACCAGCTGATTTCAAAGAAACTAAAACCATGGAAGTAGCTAATGAGAAGAAAGCTGAAGATTATCTTCGTCTATATGGCTCACTGCCAAAAGGTTTTATCGATAAATCATACTCACGCTTTAATTGGACTGTGAAGAAAGGTTTATAAAAAACATGAAAAATGAAATTACTGAAATTGATAAAGCAATGGAAACAGCCGTCGCTTCTGTCAATAATAAACGCTCTACTCCTACTCGTAGGGTGCCTGTAAAAACACAGAATAGCACAACCGCTACAATCTCTGTATCGACTAATTCTACCCAACCAAAATGCGTAGATGATGATGTCTCTAAACTAAAAGCTTTTGTAGACGGGGCTGGGCTCGCAATCAAAAAAGATAATAAAGCTTACCTACTTGCTGAAGCTTGGCAATATATTATGGTACTCAAAAATCTAACTGCTCGTTGTGAGTGCGTAGATACTCGTAATGAAAAAGGTGCATTGATAGTCACCGCTCAATGTATCATAACTGATGAAAATGACAATGTCGTTGCTGACGGCGTTATGCAAGCAAGGTCTGATGAACCATGGTTATCTGATAAACCTGAGTTCGCTGTCTATGGCATGGCACAAACAAGAGCTATTTCTCGTGCATTACGCAATAGATACGGTTATTTAGCAAGGGCTTGTGGCTTCCAAGCTACCCCTGTTGAGGAAATCTCATAAAGGAAAGGTTTTGACTTTTTCTGCCGAAGAGTAGACACTAATACTATTATGAAAGAGGTAAAGAAGAAAAAGAAAGCTCCTAAACACAAACTCTACAAAACCAGAATAGATAAGGTAATAGAGGTAAAAATCTCTCGTTCACTATTCTCTCTTGATGGTAAAGACCACTTTATTATCAGAAACAAAGACTTTTCAATCTATGCTGATATTACTAATCCAAGAGTCGTAGGTCGCTCGAAGTGGCTATTCGATAAGGATTATGAACAATATTGGGAAGCTGGGGTACATCATGTTGAAAAGACTGGTGCAAATCATATTCAGCTATTAAAAAGAATTAACAAAGACCTTGGATGGGAAGATTACCTTGAAGAGGATTAGACTAATAACTTAAAAGGACACAACAACCATGTTTGGTAAAAAACAACACGACAAGAAATCTAATCCAAAGATGAAGGCCGATTGCCCAGGCTATCACATTAAAACTACAGCATACGACAAAGAGCCTTTTGCCGGTTCTAATCATAAGGATTTTGTGGCAAAAAGTTGTGAAAAAATCCGTATAGCATTAGGCAAAAGTGAAGCTGATGACTTTTTAATGTTCGCATTAAACGGTAATGCTGATAGCGATGACTATGCTGATATTGAGGTCGTCTCTTATAACAAAATGCTTGACATTTCTAACTTCGAGAGCCTTGCCACACTCCTTGCCCGTACTTTTGCACTAAAACTTGGTCTTAATAAGCGAGTTGAGAAACAGGGTAAGAATATTGACCAATGGTTTGTCGATATTTATGTTAAGCTTATAACTGATTTTACCAAAGAGCTTATTTGTACTACCGTTGAAGATTTGTACGACGATAAAGATATTAAGAATAAAATCCATAAAGCTCTTGGCAAGATAGAAGCAGAAAATGACCTACTCAAATACTTAGCCTTAGCTAAAAATGCTGAAGTCCAAGGTGTGCCAGAAGAAGCTTACGAGAAAATCGCAGAAAAACTACATGGCTCAATCGTGGACATTATCGGCCGTAATCGTGAGGCTGAACTTGAACTAGTAGATTTATTCTTATATCAAGAAGCGTAACTAAGATTACTATTAACGATTTATTTAGGTGTATATTAACAATGAAAAATTTTCATAATAAAAGCGATGATGAAATTAACGAAAGGTCAGCTGGTACTTCGGGCGGACAACCGCTTAAAATGCGTAAGGTGACAAATGTCTCTCTTAATGACGGCGATATGAAACGCTCTACTGAATATGTCACTGAGGGGTTCAAGGACGATAAAAACAATTTTAATCGACTATACCAATTTGACCCAACAGAGTCTGATATGACTAGGGAAGAGGTTTTTAGGAAAAATGTTTTCGATAATATCAATGAACCATTTACTAGCGCTATTTATGCCAAGTTGAACGAAAATGGCACAGTATTCGCAGCTGATTGTTTCTTAGACCAAGATGAAGCTTGTGCCGTCGTCCGTAGCATAGCAGCCATGGTAGGTAACTATTACAAAGGGTACGCTCGTGGTGACTACGATAAAATGTTGGAAGGCAATTATCGCCTCGTCCAAGAATTTCACAACAGCCTCGACCATTTCTGGACTGATGAGGAAAAAGCTGGTCTAGTTGAAGCGATGAAGAAATATGTAAAAAAATGGCAAACAAAAGAATAACAATACATAATTACCAACAAGGTTCACAAGAGTGGCTAGACGCAAGACTTGGTCTAGTCACTTGCTCAAACGCATTACTGCTACTTGAAAAAGGCAAACAGGCGTGTATGCTCGCAAATAAAGATGCAGCAACTCGCATTACCCCTAACGGAAACTTTTACGCAGAACGAGGTCATGTGCTTGAAGAGGAAGTCAGAAATGCACTCAATGAAGATTTGAAAAAACAAGGTCTTGAACTCCGTGAAGCTGGTATCTTAACAAACTCTGAATATCAAGACGCTGGTTATTCACCAGACGGTCTTGTATGTAGAATTGGCGAACCAACTGAAGACTATCTTGCGATTGTGGAAATCAAATCATACAACGATGTAGTTGAGAGGAAAGGCAACCCAGCCTCGGTTATAAAAACTCTCCGCAAAGGTGACAAAATCCTTGGAATAGCATATAACGAATTTGGCGACCTTGTCACAAGGGTCTATGTAGGGAAACACGCAAACGCTTGCAAAGACTATGACAATGTCCCACTTGTCGCAAGAGCTCAAATCCAAATGGAATTACTTATCTCAGAAGCTCCAATGTGCTACCTTATTCTTTACAATCCTGACGCAACTGGCACTACCCCAACAGCAAAAACTTACACGGTCTTACCAGATGAAAAACTTCAGGAAAATTTAAGAGAAAAACTTCTACAAAAGTAATTTCAAAAACTTTCGTGCGTGCGTATGTAAAATAACATTTTCAAAAACTTTCGCACACGCACGATATAGAAGAACCATACTCTACCATAGAGATGGTTCTTTTTGTATGGGCTATAGATAGTCTTCACCGATTATCTAGGATGTTGCCACCCTATACTCATAACTAAGCTCATCTTGATTGTTACCTTATATAAGTTCTTTATCGCATCTAACGAATAACAA